GATCACCGGTGCGAAATTCGAGACGGCTGGCGAGATCGGTGATCTTGTCCGCGTCTATCTGCCGTAAGGGACACAAAAATGTACACGCAGATCATGGACGCGCCCGCCGCACTGGGCTTCGTCGTTTCACAGCGCACCCACATCGAAGCCGAGGTGATGCGCAAGCCGTATCCCACCATTCTCTATCCGCGGTTGATGCAAGTCGATACGTCGGCAAACCCGTTCGCGGCGTCTGTCACCTTTTTCACGCAGGATTCGGTCGGGCGCGCCAAGTTCATCAACGGCAAGGGCGACGATATCCCGCGCGTTGATGTGACTTCGGGCAAGTTCGAGCAGACCGTCAACATGGCGGGCGTCATGTATTCGTATTCGATCGAGGAGATCGGCGCGGCTGCACAACTCAACCTGAACCTGCCGACGGAATCGGCCAACGCGGCCCGCATGGCATACGAAATGTTAGTCAACAGCACGGCCCTCGTTGGCAATGCTGAGATGGGGATCGAGGGGTTTTTCAACACCACGGGCATCACCTCCGCTGCGTCCGCGGCCACCTTCGCGCTGTCCACTCCTCAGGCAATCCTCGCGTTCGTGAATGGGCTGCTGACCGGGGTGCTTTCGGGCAGCCTCGGGACGCAGATCGCGGACACAGTGGTCATGCCGATCGCGCAGTTCGGGGATCTGGCCACGCGCCAGCTTGCCCCGGAAAGCGACACGACCGTCTTGGATTTCATCCGGCGCGCCAACGTCTACACCGCTCAGACCGGTTTGCCGCTGAACATCTTTTCGGATTTCAACTTGGTGAACCGGATGGTGGTCTATCGGAACGATCCGAGCGTGGTCAAACTTCACATGCCCATGCCGTTGCAGTTCCTCCCGCCCCAGGCCTATGGTCTTGAGGTGAGGACCTACGGGGCGTTCCGGTTCGCGCCGGTCAGCATCCGCACACCCTCGGCGGTGCGCTACGGGACCGGGCTGTAATGGCCCGGCACATCAGCACCTACCCCGGCACGCTGGTCATGCCGGACGGGATTGAGGTCAAGCACGGCGGTGACGTTCCGGTCACCGCCGATCTGGCAAAAAATCAGGGCGTTGCCGAGTGGATCGCAAGCGGTTGGCTCGTGTCGGTCACGCCGGTCGTCATGCCCAGCGCCAAGAAGTAACCAACGGGCGGGCTGTTGTGGCCCGCTCCCCTCATTGGAGCGTCACACGATGATCGGCACCGTCGCAGCACTGATCGCATACGCCGGGGCGCGCGGCACTGTAATCGCTGACACCGCCGCGACTTTGCAAGCGCTGGTCCGGGCGTCCGATTACATCCAATTTACCTATCTGGACGGATCAGGTTGCACGGTTGACAGCGACAATGTTGTCGAGGCTGCGTATGAAGCGGCCATTGCCGAGGTGGCCGCGCCGGGCATCTGGACCAAGACGTTCACGCCTGCCGAGCAAAAAGTTTTGACCAAGGTCGGTGATATTCAATGGACCGTGACTGGCGACGCCAGCAAGGGCGGCGCGTCCATACCGCGGTCCACCAAAATTGAATCGATGCTCCGCCTGTGCATCGGCGGCGGGCTTTACGGCTACTCGACCGGGCCGAGGCTGGTATGAGCGGCGCCGCGATAGCCGCTGAAGTCGCGCTGGCCTATGCCGAGGCGGGCCGTGACGCGGGCGACGGGTTTGGCGCGGTGTCTGTCACAATCAGCCGCACAGGCGCACCGACCGGGCCGGAATGGGCGCCCGTGCCCGGCACGCCTGTGGTTCACACCTTCACCGCCAAGCCGTCCAGCAAGGCATACACGCAACGGACCGGGCTGGCGCTGGGCGCAGGTGAATTGGTCTATTCGCTGGTGAATTATGGCGTTACGATCGCGCCCGGCACCTCGGACGTGCTGACAATCAACAGCGTGAATTGGCCGGTGCAGGAAGTGATTCCGATGGACCATGCCGGATATGCCATATCTTGGCTGGTGCGGGTGGTTAAATGACCATTCCTGAAAGGACAAAACCATGGCACGAAATGACAACGTGACAATTCCGGCCATCACTTGGACGCAGTTGACCAATGCGAACGCCGCGGCAATCCGTGTGCAGTCGGTCAGTGGGTCGGAGATGAGGCTGCAAGCGACCAACGGCGTCACGGCGCCCACCACGCAGGTCGGGACGATTGCGCTGGCCGGTGGCGCTGTGCTGGCGGCTGATCTGACCATCGCGCAGCTTTGGCCCGGAGTGACTGGCGCGAACCGTGTTTGGGCGTTTGCGATAGCCGCGTCAGTGGCGTCAGTGAGTCACGCAGATGCGTAATCTGGCATTTAACGGGCTGAGACTGCCGCGGCTGGGGGCGGTGCGGGGTGGTGGTGGTGGTGGTGCGGCCCCCTCCATCGCAAGCTCCGTGTATTGGCTCGACGCCACAGACGCATCCACGATCAGCGCCACGTCGGGGTCGGTCTCCGAAATCCGCGATAGGCTGGGCGGCACGACAAAGCTGGCGCAGGGAGAAGGGTCGTTCCAACCCAGCCTCAGCGTCGCCGGACTCAACGGCCTGAACGCGATTGATTTTACGGGGGACGATAAGGCTCTGGCAAGTTTACCGGACTTCATGCCCGGCGCGTCATCTTGCTTTGTGTTTGTGATCCGGTCAACTGACACGAGCAGCATCCTGCTCACAGGCGGCGGGGGGGAACGTGCAGTCGGCGTTATACAGTCAGGGTCATCCACAGCAACCCACATTGGAGCAGGCTCGCCGTCAACATTCATCGGAGGCGTGCCGCTTTCTCCCGCAACGAGGGGCGCGCTTTACACCGGCACAACTGGGGTAACCACCATTGTGGTTGTCCGAGGGGCAAACACAAACGTCGGCGGAAACGAGTGGAGCCAAATCAGGCTGTGCGATTATCAGGGACCCTCAAGCTTTGACTACACCGGCCTGATTGGCGAGTTTGTCGCAATGAATGCCCCCTCGACAGCGGAACTTAATTCACTCGGATCATACCTCGCCACCAAATGGGGCGCATCATGGACTGACATCACATGACCCGCATCTTGGAGTTCACAACGGAGGCCGCCGCATTTTCTTGCGCGGCTGACATTGACGCGCAGGCGGTGGGCTACTGGGCTGATCTGGGATTTACGATCACCGACGGCGAGCTTGTCTCCCGGAACGTCGCGACGAACCTTGACGATCCGTTGGCTCAGCGGACCGTTCGATGGTCTGCCCCTACCCTGTCGCAAGACGGGACGTGGTGGATTGTGTCGCTGGTCGGAACGCCATACGAAAACGCCATGACCGGCCTGCGTGAGCGGCACACTTTTACCGAGCGCAACATGCCAGCATGGGGGAGCGGTCCATGATCGCCGCCCGACTCCGCGACCTTTTCTCAGCACTCCGCACGAGCGACGGCGACACCCGCCCGACGCCGCCTTCGGTCGCGGAAAACCAAGCATCACACGGCTGGATCGCCGCATGGACCGCTCTTGGCGCGCTTGCGCTTGGCGCTCCGCCTTGGCTCGCCGTCGCGGCCACCGTAGGCGCATGGGGCGGCGTGTGGGAGGCGGCGCAATACCTGCGCACACCGACAACGCGCACGCTCCGGGATTGGCTTCTGGGCGACCTCCCGGCCTACGCCACGGGCGCGGGGGCCGTTGCGGTTGTGGTTGGCGATGCGGTAGCAGGGCAGTGGGCCGCGTGGCTGATGGCGTCGCCGTTTGTCGTCTTTGGTCCGGTCATATCGGCGGCGATATTCGGAAGGACGCGCGATGAATGACGCAGCCCGGCGCATGATGGCAGCGGCAAACACTGAGGCGTTGTTCGCCGCTGCGCATGCCGCAATTCCCCTTGAGGCGCGCAAAGCCGAATTGCTGGCAAAGATGCGCCGCCTGCATTACAATGCCAGCGTCGCGGCGGGGTTCACCGCGGACGAAGCGCTGACTTTGTGCATGGACTCGGTGGGGACGGAATGACGAAACGTGACACCCGCAAAGCGTTCCTCGCGCTGCTGGACAAAACCTGGCCGGGCGTCCGGTCGGAATTTGTCGCGGCGATGAAGGCTGTCCAAAGCCAAGCGGACATGAAGGCGTTGGAGGCGGCGATCGCGCGCGGGGATGTGGACGCGGCATTCCGTGCGCTGCGGTTCGATGCAGCCGATCTGTTCAAAACTGACACGGCCATCACGGCGGCCCTGTCATCTGGTGGAAATTATCAGATGGGCGCGTTTCAATATGCGACCCGCCGTGCGCCGATTGCCAACCGCGTCGTGCAATCGTTTGGCGGCCGGAACGAGCGGGCTGAACGTATCGCGCGGGATCTCGGATCGCGGCTTGTGACCGAGGTGGTGGACGACACCCGCGTGATGATCGCCCAAACGATCCAGTCCGGCCTTGTGGCTGGCGCAGGACCGCGCAGGACGGCTCTGGATATTGGCGGGCGCATGGTCAACGGCACGAGGCAAGGCGGGCTGGTGGGGCTTACGAGCGGGCAGGCGGGCTATGTGCAGAACATGCGCGGTGAACTGGGCAATCCGGTCGGCATGGGAAACTATTTTAGCCGCACGCGGCGCGACAAACGCTTTGACGGGATCGTGCGCCGGGCCATTGCAGACGGCAACCCTGTGGCGCAGGCGGACATTGATCGCATGGCCGGCCGATATTCTGATCGGCTGCTTGCGCTGCGTGGCGAGACGATCGCCCGCACCGAAACGCTCAAGGCGCTGAACGCCGGGCGCCAAGAGGCGTTGGACCAGTTGATCGAAAACCCAAACAATGATGTTCAGGCGCAGGACGTGGTTCGGGCTTGGGATTCCACAGGCGACGCCCGCACGCGCGAGACACACGCGGCTGCGGACGGGCAGGTGGTGGCACAGGGCGAGCCGTTCACGGTTGGCGGCGCGCTACTCATGTTCCCCGGCGATTCAAGTATGGGCGCGCCTGCTGAGGAAACAATAAATTGCAGATGCTATTCTGATATCCGCATTGATTTCTTTGCGAGGTTGACCTGATGGTCCGATATACAATGGCCAATCTGGACCAATGGACGAGAAAGACACAGGGTCGGATCGATGCCGTTCTGAAAGACGCAACGCAGACGGTTATCGCAGTGGCTCAGGTGACAAAGGCGAAGGGCGGTCGGATGCCTGTCGATACGGGCAATCTGCGAAACAGCCTGATATCCTCGGTGGCCGGTGGCGCGATGGGGCAAGGTGCTGAGTCCTACGTGATGGCCGCGGCGGGCCTGACTGGCGGGGACGTTGCGACGTTTACATGGACCGCCGAATACGCGGCGGCTGTCAATAATGGCAGGAATGGCCGCCCCGGCGCGCACTTTGTCGAAGGCGCGGTTGATCAGTGGCCCGCGATCGTGCGGGCGTCCATCGCAAAAGCAAAGGCGCGCGTCAGATGAACCATGGCGACATCAAGACAGCCCTGCGCACGCGCCTTGCCGCCACGCCGTCCGCGCCGCTTATCGTATGGGGTGAAAATTCGCCCGGCGTTTACGACGCGGGCGCGTTGAAATACGTCACGCCTGCGCCGCCGTATTGGCTGGCGTATTTTACGCACACCCCGCCTGAGCGTTTCGGATTGTCCAAATCAAGCCAGACGGTTGTGAGGTTGTTCGTCGCGGTCTTTGTGCAAGAGGGCACGTTCGAAGATGAAGCGGATGAGCAAGCGCAGCGCATCATTGACCAATTCCCCATTGATCTGATACTCTCGGCCGGAAGCGGTCAAATTCAGGTGGCAGACATGGGCGATCCACAAGCGGGCAGCATTGACGGCGGGATGTTCCGCAAGAACGTGTCGATCCGCTGCCGCGCGATCTTCCAACGCACTCCATGAAAGGAAAATAATCATGGCACTTACCGAGGGCATTGGCGGATTCTTGTCCGTCTCCGCAGCCGCACCGGCCACTTACGACGCCTCTGGATACGGCGCCCTGACGTGGGTCGATGTTGGCGAA